GCAAGTCCAGCAGCTTTCTGGTTTGCCGTGTGTACATCTCCGTTGATGATTTCATCTGTATACTCCTTGTCATTCATGTAGTGTGCTAACATTCTTAGTTCCAAACCTGATGCGTCTACACCCACCAGTTTGTATCCACTTGGTACAGTCCAGCATTGCCGACACTCTGCACCATAGGGTGAATAGGATGAAGGAACTTGGGCTAGGTTTGGACTGTTATGTGTCATGCGTCCAGTAATAGCTCCTATTGTATTTACGTACCCATGTACTCTACCATCCTGTTCATTCCTAGCTTCGATCCATGATGTTACTTGTGCTATTCGTTTTTGAATTAAAAGATATTCCGCTATTAGTTGTGCTTCAGGAATATTTTTAACGGCACTTAGTATTTTCTCATCAACAATCGGATGCCCTTTCTCTGTGTATTTTTTAGGTTTCCAACCAAAGTATTGTAGATATCTAGCGATTTGTTTTCGGGAACCTAAATTAAATTCAGTAAATTCTATATGAGAAAAAGGACCAACAACACATTCCCAACTAGACCCAAGAAACTTAAGACCAACATTAGACAACTCCTTGTTCTTTTTGTATTTCGGTGTAACTTCCTTGACAAAGGATGCCAAAGGGATAAACTTATCATGAACTTCCTCTTCTATTTCTATCTTTCTTTCCTTTAGTTTTCCAACTAACTCCCAACATTTAGC